CGATGAGGTTGAGCGGTCAGGCTTTTCTTCACTTTGGGCATCAGATCACGCGGATCGCCATGGCGCCGATATTGAACTGAACGGTGTCGCCGAGTTGGACGCCTACAGCAGTTGTCAGGGATCCGGAAGCCAAGAAATTGCCAGCCGTAGCCGCATCCCAGATACCGAAGTGGGTTACGGTCTGGGTTGTGGTGTTGACGGCGCTGGTCGTGATCTGAACGACGCCAGTGTTGGTAATTTCAAAGCCGCCGCCAGAGGCAGAAGCGACTGCGCTGAATGCAATGCTGGCAACCGTTGTCCGTGTCGCAGAGCCCTTGATCGTGCTGGTCGCATCATTGGAGGTACCGGAGGTGCCGGGATCTCCCGTGTGCAGCGAGACGTAGACGTTAGACAGCGCAGTAGGGAACGGAGAGCCCTTGACCCAACTAAGAACTTGGTTGGCAAAATACTGCGAGAACGCCATGGACTTGCTGCTCTACAAAACTATTCTGGCAACTCCCTGGTGACGATAGAGCGGATCAATAACCGTAACCATATGGGGGAGCAGAACTCAATGTAGCGACGTTACTGTTACTGCCGGAGATAACCCCAGCAATGCGATGAGTCTGCTTAAGGCGGCCGTATGGAGCCAGCGTGCCACCGGCGGCGCCTCGCATGATTGAGAGCGTCAGGGCAGGCTGGCCGGACCCCGTTGCCGCCGCTTGGAGTTTCTTGATCACTGCGTTAGCAGGGATCGAACCGCTCAGAGGTGCTGTCCAAGTGGCAGCCGAGATGAGCTTCGCGATCGAGAACCGTGCATACGGCTGGAGAGAGCCAGTAGCTGCGCCTGCAAGTGCGCGGTACCGGAAGACTTGCAATGTCGCCTTAAAGGGGATTGATTGCCACTGACTGCTTGAGATCGTGAAGTAGTAGACACCGGCCGGGAATAGCTCGGTCGATTCGTTGGCCTCGGTTGCGTGGTTGTCGGTGCGGTAGGCGAATCCTTCTTCGTTCAGGGGGATTGGATTCCTCGAAATGTCGAGGACGCCAACAGAGACGTAACCGGCGACGTAGCGAGCGCTGGAGGTGTTGCGTATTCGGAGCTGTGCAGGGCCATCGGTCTCGACGACGTAATACAGCGTGCTGGCGCCGGACTGGGACCCGATCGTGCCAGTCAGCACCGCCAGTAGGTTGCTGACCACACCTAGGTCTTGGGCCTTGAATGCGCTGTTTCGCTTGACGTATTGGGGCCTAAGGAAGGAGCCACTTGTGTCGTCGCTACCGCCATAGGCGTTCGTAGCCTTCGGGCGCGGCTGCCCCGCTGCCGGCATGGGGGCGCCGGACTTGAAGCCCGACCCCTGCCCTTGAACCGCGAAGGACCCAGAGGCGGAGGCAAGCAAGAGGGTTCGAGCTAGTGGCGTCTCGCTGAACGCAATGGACAGCGACGACGATGCAGCAGAAAGGAACGCGGCGCGCGTGACACCTGCCGAGCTAGCGCTGAATACGAAGGTGGATCCGCCGGCTTCAAGCGCAAAGCCTTTGCGCAGGGCATTGGCGAGGAGTGCGAGGGAGAACGTGCCCTGCGCGCCCAGCATGCGCAGGCTGCGCTGCGGATAAACACCGAAGCCCGTCAGGGAAAACGAGCCGCTGCTAGCAGAGACGTAGAAGCCCCGCGGGTAAGCGACGTCGCCTCCAGAGAGAGTGAACGCGCTTCCGTCTGCCTGGATTCGGCGGACGAAATCGAAAAAGGCTGGCGAGCCTTCAGCCTGGTAACGACCCCGAGTCGCCTGAATCGAAGTCATCCGTCACCTTGGCAAGAGAATTAGGCCAGAGTCAGCGCGCCGTTGACCTGGTCGAAGTCGATCGTGAGGCTTTCGCCGTTGCTCAGCGTGAGTGGGGCGCCGTAGTCGTAGTAGCCGATGAGAGGATCGGCGGGCGATGTGGGCGTGTCGTTGAAGACGTAGATATAGCGGAAAGGCCCAACTGTTCCAGTGGCATTCAAGGTCAGATCTGCCAGCACGAGTCGATAGGTGCCGGATGCCTGGGCAGAACTGGTAGTGGTGATATTGCGGCTGCTCAGGTTGGTGTAGGCGACCTGGGTAACGTTCGCCAGGATGCAGTTAGCCGTGGCGCCGGTCGGGGGCACAGCTTCGGCGGTGGGGTTGACGTTGCTCAGTGCAACCTTGAGTTGGTTGGTCGAAAGATTATGGACACCGAGACTCAGGTGTTCCACGAAGCCGTTCAGCTTGTTGAAGACCGCCATCGGGCCAGACTATCGCGATGAGGGCAGTCTAAGAGATCCAAATGATACTCAAGCAACCGAAGACTGTTAGACGTCGTAGATCTTGCATTCATCCGCGGCTGGGTTGTCCTTGCAGAAATCGAGGAACTTGCGACGGAGCCCAGAGGCGTTGCAGTAATCGCTATCAAGGCGATCATCTTTCCAATCGCGTGGTCCTGGGTCGAAAGGTTGCTGGCGAGGGGAGTGGGTCATGGCCGAAGCCTCGAAGAGAAGTGTTTTGTCTGTTCTCCAGGCGCCGCCGCACTTTGGTCGAAGCACGGCGGATCACTCACCAGCCCAAGGAAACTACAAAAACTCAGGCTCCTGGAATGCCCCTGACGTAGTTCTTCTTCGGGGCAGATATACGCTAAGCCTTTTTGCGCAGGAGCTTATAGCGCATTGTTTGATGGACGTGCGGCCGAATAGCAGGCTTGATTTGGCGCATGGATTCGGCGGGTAAGACCAAGCGGCAATTGCCGCCATTGAATTTGGCCTCTGCTGCGAAACCGAGTGATCGAATCCATTCAGCAATGAGCTGCTTCTGCGGGGGTGTATGACGGCCGCGGATCTCACCAGAAAGGCCAACCCAGCACCCGGAGTCCAGCCACAAAGTCGCGAGACCAGTGATACCGCAGAGGTCGAGCACTTCTCGCGACAGTGTGAACTCATCGCGGGGGTAGAGCAGGTCGTAGGCGCGCCACAGCTCGTCGGTCTGGATGCGGGCTCGCTCAAGGTCGTAAAAGCCATCAGTGGCGACGCGATCCCAAACGACCTCGAGTTGGCCTGGGTGATCCTGCCTTAATAAGTAAACCTGCGAACCCAGGTAGATGCGCTCGGTTTCACTGCGCTTGAGCTCCAACCAAGGCCTCTTCCGGCTCCCCTTGAGCGAGATGCCGCCCTTCCCCAAGCAATAGCTCAGTACGCGCGCTACGAATTGAGCTGACATCCCAGTGTTCTCCTGTGAATAGATAACGACGGCTTGATGGTGCGTAGGGAGCAAGGGCCTCCTGGATCTTGCTGGTCTGCGTGGCGTCAAGACTGAGCCTCGGCTTGACGAGTTCGCCCTCGAGTTCAGAGCGAGCGCCAGTCAGAACCTCGATCCAGCTAGCCATGAGGTACGCCTCGTCGATTGTTGTGCCAACGCGGGCCAAGATTGACGAGCCGTCCTTCATCAGGCGGGCGCCTTCGGCCCAGCACCACGCGGCAGCGCGCGCACCAAGGAGATCCAGTGCGGTTGAGGTGATCTGCCGCTCCCCTTGCGGATAGAGCAGGTTGTAGACGGGGCGCAGTTTGTTGGTAGAGACACGAAAGCGAAGCACCTGCGTGCTGCGCCCGTTCGCCCTGGGCCTGGTGCTGTAGGGAATAATTTCCGCCTTGGTCGGGACGAATTGGCGAAATTCGGCGACCTTGTCTTCTAAAAACGCGGATTCACTGACACCAGCTGTCAGCGTCATTTGGATGTATCCGCCGGTAGGACTGCGATATGGAGCAAGGCTCCCGTCGATGAGCAGCAGTCCAAGGAGGCCACGAACGTCCACGGCGTCCAAGAAATTTCGCCCTATGGAATGTCTTTATAGTAAGACCATGCACGCAACTCGTGTGCTGTTTCTATCTACCAGCTGAGGAGCCTGTCGACCCATGTGGATCGATAATGACTTTCCCAAGCTGCTAGGCGCAGAGCTTTATCGGCCCCACCCTGGCTACATCATCGAGATGGCGGTTGAGCCCGTCGTCGTCCATGACTTCGCCAAGCAGCCGGGCCAGACTGTTCAGCTCGATCGCTACCGCTTCTGGGGTAATCCTGGCAACAAGGATTCCCGCGAGCGCACTGCCGATCAAACCCTGGGCACTGCATCTAGCCGCAATATTGTTAAGGACAAGGTTCTGGTGACTCTCAAGGAGTACACCGGCCCTGCTGATCCCCTTGACCCCACCGCTCCCTCCACCTTCAAGGTGGCCCGGGAGACCCTGCTGACCGCTCAGCGCCTGCTGCTCGACAGCGGCAACCTGAACGTCTTCCACCAGAGCATCGGTTCTCTGACCCTGCTGGACGACTATCGCCGCTGGCGCGATCGCGTCTTCGCTGACGAGCTGTTCAAAGCTGAAGCCAACGGCAGAGCTGACAGCAGCCAAGGTGGTTACTACTACCCCCTGAACAAGACCAAGGGCGCAGCTGCTCCCTTCCTGAGCTACAGCGTTGGTCAGTCGGCCAAGTTCGACGTTAAGACCGACCTGCTGGCCGTGGTCAAGGACATGCGTAAGCGCAATGTCCCCACGTTCGCTGACGGCTACTACCGCTGCATCGCGGATCCCACCGCGATGATGCACCTGCGTCAAAACGACGCATTCCGCGAGATCGCTCGCTATGCCGGTAACGGTATGGTGAACCCCCTGCAGCCCGAGCAGGCTCCCAATGCCAACTTCTTCTATGGCATGGGTCCCGCATACGGCCAGGCTGGTTTCGTGGCTGGCCAGCCCGTGATGCCCACCGGCTTCCTGTTTGAAGGCGTGCGTTGGTTCGAGTCAACCAACCTGCCCGAGAAGAGCCTGCAGGTGACCATCACTGATGCCTCGATCACCTCTGCGGTGACCACTGCTGCTCCGATGTTGTTCTTCGGTCCTCAGGCCGTGGGCGTAGGCATTGGTGGCAACAACGCCCAGATTCTGCTGAACAACAACGACGATTTCAGTCGTTTCATCATCATGATCTGGTCGCTCTTTGCCGGTTTTGAGATCCTGAACAAGGACTTCATCACCGTCGCCTACAGCTTCGTCTACTGATAGGAGGTAACGAACAATGGCGAAGAAGATCTACCCCGGTAACTGGGTTACCGAACTGAGCAGCTACCAGGGTCAGTGCGTTGTGGCACTCCCTGGCCGCGTGTACTACCAGATCATCGGCTACGCGCTGGTGAACGCAACTGGTGGTACTAGCTTCGACATCACCATCCCCAGCCCCGACCTGCGTGGTGATGACAAGCCCCGGGCCAATATCACTGGCCTGACCCTGCCCGCTGGCGCCAGCGTGTATCGCGTTGGCCTGCGTGTGCCCGATGTACGCAAGGATCGCGGCGTTGGCATTGCTGTCTCCGGTCTGGCTGGAACTAACACCAACCGCCTGAAGCTGGCCGATGCCATTGCGAACGATGACACCATCGGCGCAACCGCGCTCTCCACTGCCTCTTCGGCAGTGGCCGTCTCTGGCGGCACTGTGGCTCCCGTAGCCACGGCCAAGGGCGTTATCACTCCTGTGGCTCTGACCGGCGCCGAAACCCTGAAGGTCTTCGTGACCGACAGCACCGGCACCGCGGCTGGCTCCACCTTGACCTCGAGCGCCGCTGGCGGCACTCCGATCCTCGTGGAAGTCTGCTACTACCTCGAGGATGTGGTACCCGATCAGAACAGCACTTACCTGCCGTTCATTACCGAGTCTTGATCGGTTTTTTATCCCTACAATGAGGGCGTCTGCAACGTCAGGCGCCCTCTTTTTTGTGTCTTATGGCGCTGTATCAGAACACCAAGAACGGACAGATCGTTGAATTCATTGGCCACCACGACAAAGAGTGGGCAATGGTCAAGAACAGTACGGGCTCTGTGAGCTATGTCGCCCTGGCCGACCTTGTGTCGTATGAGCCTGGGAAGGGCCGCACTGGCGTTTCCATCGAGCCTCAGAGTGCCGAGCCGCAGGAGGACGAGAACGAATTGCCCGCAAGCGCGATTCCGGCTGACACTCGCCTGAATCTGAACGTGGCGACTGCCGAAGGTATTGCCAAGCACGTCAAGGGCATCGGCTACGCCACCGCCAAGAAGATTGTCGAGCTCCGTCTTTCTCTGCCTGGCGAGCGTTTCAAGAACCTCGAGCAGCTGCGCAAGATTGGCCGCGTCGACTGGGACGAGGTGATCGCCGAGGATTTGATCTACATCGGCTGAGCTTCTTAGAATAAGGCCCAGGTCGCGTTAGTGCCCCCTGGAACTCAACAACTACGACAAGAGCCGTTGTAGGTTCCACCTGGGCTACAACGTCGGCGCCAATCTCCCGGCCGGCGATATTGCCAGGCTGGAAGAAGCCATGGCGCGGATACCTGATAGCTACTTCTACGCACGTACGCTTGAACACCTCGACCGGTGCGACAAGGCGTACAAGGTCTCGCAGATCTTCCGCGTAGAAGATCAGCCGCAGCCGAGCCGCATCGAGCGGATCACCGGGGATACGGATCGCGCGATCTATTCCTCAGATCCACTGAAAGCGGATCGGGACTACCGGGAGGTCTACCTACGGGAGGTGGATCGCCTGGCTGAGACGCTCTACGTGGCGAACTATCGCCGCGACGAGGTGCGTCGGTATGCCTTCGAGCGTGCTGGCGCCGAGTTCATCATGGCCGTTCCGGGGCCAGCAGATACAGCCGTCGGCACGCGCGTCCTGCAGGCCACGGGTTCCATGAAATGGAGGTAACGCGTGGACAACGGATTTGTGCTGCCCGCCTGGGCGCAGCCGGCGATTCAAAGAAAGCAGTGGGAGATTCAAGGAAAAGAGAGGCTGGCAAAAGGCCTGGATCGCTCTGAGCAGATGCGGCAGGCGCGGGGACTACTGACGGGGACCCCCGTCCAGTCGTGGATTCAGCAAACTGCCAAGGCAGACCCAAGGTCGTGGATGCAAGCGGAGGCTTCGGATGGCCAAGGGTGGGAAAGCATCTTCGGACTCCCTGCCGCGTCCTCAACGCGCCGTCCAGTAGATCCTCCGCTCGATGCGCCAGTCCTGAGGGACGACGTGGACGCTCGTGCCTCAGAAGCTCGGCGGATGCTGCAGCAGGCCACGCCGTACTGGGAGCGAGAAGAGAACAAGGGCATGCTGCAAGCCGCTCAAGTCGGTGGCGGTCCTCGCGCAGGAGAAGCGGGTTATGCGCAGCGCGCCGATATTCAGGCCTGGATGGACGCCAACAAGAACGCCCCCAAGGGTGCGGACGGCAAGAACATCGTCGATCGCTTCCTTGAGCAGCAGCAAAAGCGCGGGCTTCTTGATTTACCTGAGCAAGGAGCATCTGGCTTTAGTGGTACGCGGATTACCATGCCCGCTGATGCCGAGAGTGCTGTTCAAGCTGGCACACGCGGCCTAGTCGGCTACGAAGGCAATGCCCTAGCGCAAGCGCAAGCCAATGTCTCGGAGCTGCAGGGGCGCGAGCGCGCAGCACTCACCCAGCGCATCTTCAGCGCCGCAGCGGAGGGCAAGCTTCCTGACATCGGACTCAAGTTTCAGGTACCGCAAAATATCGACACCGCCTTCCAACGTCCCGCTGGACTCCCCGGCACCGTGGAAGCGTTCTCAGGGTTGGAAGTTGCGCAGCCGTTCACCAGTCCCGAGACGAACCGGCAGCTGGCCTCCCTCGGGCAGCCCGCCGCCGTCCAAGCCGTGGCCACGGGGACCGGCAGCGGCACCAATCTGCAGCCCCCCAGCGCAGCGGCGAGCAAGCCCGGCGTGGAACCGGCGCAGATTGGTGCGCCCGGCAACAACCCCACCCATGCCGACAACCTCGTGCGGACATATATCGAAAACCTGCTCAATACACGTGCCGTCCGCCTCGGGTATTAGATGATCTCCGAAAGCGACGACCGCAAGGCTAGTCCCTTGGCCGACACCAAGTACCGGCAGGGACCCAGGCGCCCTCTGCGGCTTGATGAGTGGTATCGAGACAAGACTGCGGGCCGAAAAGCCAGTCAGTTCTTCGCAGGCGCCAAAGGCGGTGTGCCGAATAACCCCATGAACGCCGAGTCGTTTATGGGAGACGACCAGATGGTGTTCAACAAGAACCCCTATGGCGACGGCCAGCAATACTCTGTGCCTGAGATGCCGCGGTTCACGCGGCCTGATCAGTGGGGAGCGTTTGGCACTGCAGCCCCCATAGCAGATGGCGCCGACGTCCAGTCGCACATCGGGTGGGGCATGTCTCCAACGGACGGCCCGATTCAAAAACCTGCTCCATCCAAGGGGACAAAGCTGGGGCTGGGTTTCATGGGCGCAGGCCCTCAAAGGGATGTGCCCCCTGCG